GAAATTCTAATTTACCTGGACCTGCATCTTGTCCAACGTAACCTGCTCTTTCTTTAGCTAAACCTTTTGGAACTTCTAAAAACAATACACTAGATAAATGACAATTTGTATGTATATGCGGAGGGTTGTACTCCCCTGCTTTCATATAATTAACCCAAGCTGAATTAATTATAACTTCATTCTTAAAATCTTTGCTGTACCATTTTTTAGCTGCTTGCACATATAAATTTAATGGTTCTTTTATTAAATTAATATATTGAATTTTATCAATATCGTGTTGATCTTTAATATGTCCCACTAATTTATGATTAGCTGGATTTTTTTTATTACATAATTTCAATATTTTTTTACATAAACTTTCATCAATTCTTGTGTGAAGAACTAAAGGTCCAAATTTTCCAAATGCAGCTTCCATGTTTATCTAAAAGAAGGACCGTAAATAAACATAGCTAAGGTTCTTCTCTCTCCTTTCGTGATTGGTGTTACCATATGATTTGTAGCAGATTTAAACATGACCGCATTACCTGGTGTGTTTAGATGAGGTACTTCAAATTTATTATTGTCAAATAAATATAATTTACCACCTTCATATTTTTTTAATGAAACATTAATAAGAACACTTAATTTAGTATCTATTTTAGGATGTTCATGTCCGTCTGTATGCCAGTCATAATTAGCTTTATCTTTAGCGGGATAAATGTTTAAATTTAATGGGTCTGAATCAAATAAATCAAATATGTCATAACCAAAATTAAATCTTCCACAATGCACAAATTCATCTACTAAATTATGTATCAAATGTTTTATCTTTCCATAAGTTATGATTTTTACTAAAGTATTTTTTTTTATTTTACCATTACTATCTTTAGCTGCTTTTTCGCTACCTTCTATAAAATTATAATTTTTTTCAATTGATTTATTTATTTCTATTATTTGTTTTTTAGAAATTAAATTATCCCAATGCCAGTAACTAAATTTTTTCATTTATATATTGTGTTAAAACTTAAAACTATTCTAGAAGATGATTTATTTTTATCTGAACTATGCATTAACCAACTAGGGAATAAAATTAAGTCTCCTGTTTGTGGTTTAAAAAAATAATTTTCACTATTGAATTCCGTGTCTTTTTTAAAATCTACAAAAGTTCTATAAGGATTAAAGTTATGAAAATATATTTTACTGCTTTTTTCATCTGTTTTTAAATATACTACTCCTGAAATAATACTATCTGGATGAGAATGCTTTTTTAAAATACTATTTTTATTTTGAATATTTACCCATGAATTATCTATTTTTAATTCATTAACCCCATAATCAATTTGATATTCTTTTATTTTTATATTAAGTTTTTCTCGTAGAGTCTTGGTTATAATACTACTATTAACTTTATGAGTAGATCTAGCTTTTCCGCTTAAACACAAATGCTCATGTAGTTTTCTTTTAGAAATAGATTTAATTATTTCTTTGCACTCAATTAAGTTTAAAAAATTATTTGTGTATTGTAGCAAAGTAGGAAATAATTTTACTTTAATACTTGAAGACATTTATTTTAACAATAAATTTTGTAATTTAATAATTTTTTTTATTAACGTTTCATTTATTGAAATTAAAGACTCAATCGAAAGTTCAAGTTTTTTATTATATTCCTTTAAATCTTTGTTCATTTCTACTTCAGAGCCTCTTAAATTTCTCCAAGTTTTAATTTCTTCTTCAAGCAATTCAATTTTTTTAAATGGGTTTTCAATCATCTATTTCTCCTTTTCAACTCTAAAACTTGCTGGCAAACCTAAGTGAATTCTTTTATCAAATTTAAACTCTTCGGCATGCTTAGAATTTCTGTCATTATAGTGTAAAAAAACTTGAGCGCAATATTTACCTTTAAATTTGTTTCTCCAATGCTCTAAGTCACAACCTCTGTAAACTAACATATCCCCAGGCTCTAAATCTACTTTTACTCCTTTTGATTTACTAGCAATATATTTCTTTTTACCATCTTTTCCTTCTTTAGGATTAGGGTTAATATAAATAGGCCATGGATCTCCTCCCAAAAACATAGTAGTAGAAACCTGACAACTTTTTCTATCTTTATGTCTTTTTAAAACATTACCTTTTTCATAAAATCTAGCATAAGAATAAGTTTCTAATAAATCTAATCCTGTAAGTTCTTTCATAATTGGTTTTACTTTTACTAATAAAGTTTCCATCACTATATCAGCATAATGTGAATAAGCTCCTGGAACTTGTTTATCTGTGAAAGTACCCCAATCTGTATTAAAAGCTGGGATATAATTATTACTTAACAAAGTATCTGCTACTTTTCTTTTTATGATAAAGTAATGAAAACAAAAATCAGCTAACTCTTTTGAGATTGCATTTTTAATTACTAAATATTTTTTCTTTTTAAAACTCATTTTTTTTCATCCAGGTTGCAACAGTATATCTGTCTTTCTTATCTATTGGTAATACACCATGTTCAAAATAATTTCCATCAAAAAAAATAGCTCGTCCTGTTACAGGAGCAAAGCTCGTGCCGTCTTTAAAAAAGGTATGTCCACCGTTATAGTCATCATTCAAATAAATAATACTGCTTAAAGTGGTTTGACTTGAAGCGGTGTCTTTATGTATCTCTTTGCCTGTATTAGGAGAAGGCCATTTAACAATTTGAAACCAGTCTATCACAGATTTATTTATTTCCATACCTATTTTATTAATTTTCTTTTCTAGTTTTGGTAACTGTCCTATTTTTAAAAACAATGGATAAGTTGTATTAAATTTTTCAACTTTAGAACTAGATTTAAATAATTTTATTAATTCTTTACATTCTTTTTTAGTTAAAAAATTATCTTGTAAAAAAACTTTCATATTATTTAAATGGCCAACCACAACTCCAAATTACTAAAGAATATCTTGTACCTGTTTTTACTGGCTTTACTCTATGCCATATATGGCTAGGAAAAACACAGACAGAACCTCTAGGTAAAATTTCCTTACATGTAGTCTTATAAAGTTTTCCTGATTTCTGATCTACATTTCTAAATTCTAACTCTCCTCCAGTGTAATCTTTGGGATCCGATAAACAAACTGTTACTGATAATTTTCTAATTTTACCTTTAAGTCGCCCTTCTTTTTCATAAGGTTTATCCCAACTGTCACAATGCCAATCATAAAATTGGCCAGGCTTGTATATAGTAAATTGACAAGATTCTGACCAATCCCATTGAAAATTCCAACCAGCATTTCTATTAGCTGTATGAATGTAAGGGTGTATTAGATTATATATCCATAGGTCATTTAACCAAGATACATTAGATTTTCTTTTTTTTTGAACCTCAGTTGTAACTTTTTTAGCATTACCTGTACGTGCTTTACTAGAACGCTTTGCTAATCCTGTTTTAATTATGTCGTCACACATTTTGTCAGATAAAGCTCCTTGAAAATACCAATAAGAATAAGGTAATTGCATTAGTTATGTCCTTTTGTTTTCCAAACCAATGTAATTCTAGGAGTGTTTTTTTCAATAGGAGCACAGCCTTTATGGTTCCAAGAAGATGGAAATTTTATTAATCGGTTTTGGATAAAGTTAATTTTTTTTAAATTTTTATTATTTTCTTTAATTTTAAACTGTCCAGAGTCTTTTTTTAATGTTGGACTTACCATTAACATTACAGTGTTATCACCCTCATCTGTATGAAAATCTCCATCCATAAAACAATATTGTACGTTTATATACATTCTTAATATTTTTATATCATTAGAGAATATTTTTCCTACTTTCATACATAAAAAGTTATATAAAGGGTTGTATAAATCTAAATTAGAAGAATACCATAAATTACCTTTACCAGTGGAAGAGTGTCCATATTGTTGTGGACATAGCGTAAAATGATTCGAAAGATACTTAACTAAATCTTCTTCTAAAAAATTATCCCTTATTTCAATATTCATTTCTATAACCTTTCAAGACTATAGATATAATAATTTAGTTAAAAAGTAAAGATTATACTTGATCCCAAGAACTTGTATTTGGATTCCAATCAAAGTTTATTTTATCATTGCTACTATCATAAGAAAAACCCGACCATTTTTGATTGTCCTCATCCCAATTAAATATTACTTTTTCATCATCTGATGCCATATCAGTTGAGGGTCTAGCTACAGGTGGATTCCAATCAAAATTTGAATCTAAAGTCCATGATGGATATGAGTCTACATAATAAAAAACATCATTTGTTTCATCATAGGTATCTCCAGCTCCAGCAAATTTTTTTCTAAAACTATCATCTTTAGCAGTTTGAACCCATTTAACACCATTTTCACTTAAAGGACATATAGTTTTAAAATGTTCTGCAGCTTGAGAAGATTGATCTCCACCATAGTTAGCGACATCATCATCTCCTGCTACTACTACTCTTAATACTTTATTATTTGAGTCTATTTCTGCAAAATATTTAGCCATTATATTGTTAGAGTTCCTGTTACGTTAAAAGTCAATAATTTATCTCCACTTACATCTGTTATTGTATTACTACCTGGCGCTACTGCTAACGTAGCAGGTGCTTCTGCCGCTGGTACTCTCATTATAACTATTCCATTTCCGCCTGGAACAGGTGTTCCTCCTGGAGAAGGGCCTCCGCCGCCACCGCCTAAACCATCGGTTCCCGCAGTTCCTTCGCCGCCACCGCCGCCAGATCCTCCTGATCCACCGGATTGTGTATATCGTCCACCACCGCCTCCACCACCTCGAGTGACAGACGATCCTGTGATTGAATTTGATACACCTGGTCCACCAGGTCCTGAGTTATTAGTTGGGCTTCCTGGAACTGTTCCATTGTTTCCTGCTCCGCCGGCTCCTCCGCCGCCCGATGCTCCAAACGATCCTCCGCCTGGTCCTCCTGGATATCCTTGAACAGGATTAGCAGGTCCTCCTGGAGCAGGAGGTGTGTTTCCTAATCCAGTGTATTGTTGTTGTTGGTGAGTTTGTCCAGCTCCTGATCCACCATTTCTAATTGCTGCGTTTGTAGGGTTAAGCGCTGGTGTTGCTGGAAAAGCTGAAGCAGTATTCATTGCTCCACCACCAGCTGAAACTATATACGCTCCTATTGAAGAATCTACACCTTTACCACCTGCATATGAGGGTGGGTTAGGGTTAGCCCCTGTTCCACCAGCTCCAACTGTAATTGTAGTTTCTTTTGCATCAACTGTAACTTTAGTACCACCTGGAAAAGATGTTCGGTGACCGCCTCCGCCGCCTCCGCCTCCAAGGCCTTGCTGTCCTGCTCCGCCACCAGCTAAAACCAAATAATCAAAATCTACAGGATCAACTGATTCTCCAGATGTAAATCCGAAACCTTTTGTTGCGCCTGCTCCAAATGAACCTAATATTGGCATTAAATCTCCTTATGCGAATTGCGTTATTGATGCAAGAACTGTAAACGTTGCGCTTGCAGTTTTAATAATTGTATATGTATAAGTATCTAATGAACTAGCATTACCTTCAGTGGGGGCTGCTCCACCCTGCCATTCTGGAGTAACACTTGATCCATCAATTGTAAAAGCATTATTGTAATAAGCTGTTGAACCTTGAGAAATAATGTGTGCTACTGTAATAGATTCACCCGTGTCCATGATTGAGTCCAATGTGTTTGATCCATCACCTCTAACATTTAAAGTCCAGTTACCTGATGCATTTGTTGTGAAATTCCATACTGCTTGTGTTAAAACATCATAGTTAACAGTTCCTGTAGCAGCTGTTGCTTCAGTTGTAACTTTTTCTGCAACACTTTGAATTTTACCTTGACCGTTGAAAGTTGTTCTACCAATACCTTTTGGTGTTAAATTTAAATCAACATTAGTGTCGCCACCTGTTGCAGATACTTCAGGTGCATTACCTGTTGCTGCGTTTGTAACTGTCAATTCATTTACTGCTGATGCAGTAGTTGCAAATTTAATTTGTTCTAAATCATTTTCATCATTAATTGAATTACCACTATCTATTAAAATATTGTTTCCGTTAGCGTCTAAATCACCACCTAGTTGTGGAGAAGTATCATCGACAACAGCATCAATACCTGCTGATGAAAAACCTGTGTCTACAACATTAGTTCCATCTGCGTAAACAAGTTTTGTTCCTTTATCAGTTGTAGCAAAAGTTGGACCTGTTCCTGAAACAGTTTTAAATTGTACTGTATGTG